CCGGAAGCATTGCTTCCTGCCTTTGGCATCGAATCAGCTGCAGCAGCGCCTTTGGTTACTACGTTTTCCATTTCTTGTAAATTGCTACCAACGGACATTTGATTATAGATTTTGTATTAATCTATATTTATTTATAAATTAAAGATTTGAGAGAAATTCGTTGAATAAGTTCAACTTATGCTCTTCAAGCATCTTTTGGTCAACAAGAGTGTTAATTCTCTTCTGAGTTGTTTCTGCGAGTTGTTCGCGAAGGATTCCGCCTTCCCAAACCCACTCTTTTCCTTCCATGATTCCTTGAACAAAAGCATCGGGTGCAGAAGGATCAGCAACAATATCGGCAGCAGTTGCCAACATAAAGTCTTCACCAACAACTTTAACTCCGCCACGATCTTCTCTCAAAGATCCAACACCACGAGAAGAAACTCCAAGCATGACACCCTCATCAAGAAGAGAAGATGCAATCTTACCCATTGGGGTATTAAGAATTTGTGCTTTACCTTTAAAATTAGATCCTTCTTTAACAAGAGAAGTAATTTTATGGGAAACTCGATCAAGGTTTACGGTAGGACCATCAGGATGTCCGAGTTCGCCAAGAGCACGACCTTTTTGGACGAATGTTTCGTTATATCTGCTGACCTCTTTTTCAAGAGTGGTCATTGGATACATTCTTCCATTACGGTTCTTAATGTCACCTTGAAGAAATACGCCTTCAATGTACAATTTTTTGCTAGAACCTTTACCTTCGGTAATGATTTTTACGTTTGAAATTTCTTCTGTGATGAGTTTCATTTGATTAACCTGTGAATCCTACTTTAAATCCTTTTACTGCCGAGTTTGATGCTGAAATTTGATCATTTGCCCCTTTTTCAAAAAATTCAATTCTTCCAGCTGGCATTGATACTGTTGCGGTATTTGCATATCCAGCAGTGGTGCTTTTTGCAATACTTACAGTATAAGTGTTGCTAGCATGACTATTCCACACTCTAATTACAGTGGCATTGCTTAAAGTAGTTGCAGCATTAAGTGCAACCTCAGCTCCAGTTCCAACTAATAAAGTTCTTGCCATTATTCTTGATCCTCTAATTCTTGTTGATCGTCAAACATTGCTGAACCAACTTTTGGTCTCAAAGCGTCGATTTTTTCAGATGCTTTTCCATATAAAACATCTTTAATTAAATCAGAAACTTCGGAAGGCGAGTGGTCTTTCGCAATCAAATCGACTATGTTTTCCATGAAAAGTTATGATATTTGATATATTTTCTATTTATATTTCTGCAGCCTTTCCATCTGCATCGGTGATACCACTCTGACCTTCTAAATCAGGTTCCATAGGAACATCACCCATCATTCCATTGCCATCTGGTAATGGTTCTCCCGTAATTGGATCAATAGAATTTGGATCTGGAATAATTCCTTCTTCAATTTCCTTTTCAATCTGCTTATCAATATCAATAATTTCTTGATCAGTTTGACGGAGAATTTTACGTCTTACAAAATCGACAGAATAATATTTGCCAATATATGGTTCAATGGTTGCAAGAGTTCCAAGTCTCTCATTCATCAATTCAGATTCTTTCAATTCTGCGAATTGATTATCATAAAGAAAATCGTATTGAATATGATCACTTAAAATTTCCCAATCATCTGGTGCAATAATATTTTTAAGAATCAATTGAGTTTTGAGCATATCATTGAAGAGATTTGCAAATCTCTTTCTCATTCTTCCAACAAACTTGGCAAACTTTAATTCATCTCTCAGAATCTCAGAAGAACGTCCAAGATTAAAACCGCCATCAGCAGCAATTCTGGATTCGGGGACACCAAGAGAACGATAAAGTTTCTTTTGGAAATATTCAATATCAGAAAGTTCTCCTAAGTTTTGACCACCAGGAAGAGTTGTAATCTCAGTACCGCGACCACCTTCGCGACGAGGAAGCCAAAAATCTTCCATCATGCTCATGAATTTGCGATCATCACGAACTTCACCGGTATTTGCGTTATATACCATTTTGTTACGATAACGCATCATAACATCACGAAGATATTGTTCTGCTTTAACCTTAGGAAGGTTGCCAACATCAATATAGAAAATTCTGCGCTCAGGTGCGCGTGATAATCTATAGATAACAAGAGAGTCTTCAATCATACGGAGTTGATTGAGTGACTTAATTGCCTTGTGCAAATATGAAAGAACGGTTCCTTTATTTCTATCTACTAAACCAGAAGTACAATATGCAATTGAATCTTTAGCAATTTTAATTGTCTTTTGCTTTCTTGATCCTGCGATAGGAACATTATTCTGAGTAGATGGAGTATACATGAAGTATTCTTCAATCTCAGGATAATCTTCCGAAGTCAAACCATTTGAATTGTTTGAATTAGTTGGAGAAATTCTTAAAGCATTTTGTTTTTTCTTTTCTTGCCTCACAAACTTCATTTTGAGAGGATCAATATATCTAAGTTCTTTAATTCCTTCTTGAGGTTTTTTGAGATCTATGACTTTGTGATAATAAAGTCTACCATCAATATACCAGTTCCTAAAAATTTCATGGCACTTTTTATCAAAGTCCATGATCTCTTTTAAATATTTGAATTCCTTTCTAATTGCATTCTTAATTTTATCGCTTGCATTTACATTAGAAAGTTCAATTTCTATAGGAGAATCATACAAATCACTTACGATTGCTTCATTGACAACATCTTCAATTGCACCATCACATTCTGGGTGCAATGACATTTCTCTATATCTTTTAATTAAATCAGATTCTGTTCTATATACCCCTTCAATGTCAATATATTGACCATAAAAACTACTCTGCAAATAATAATCTGCCCCGTCCTCATTATTTTGAGGAACGGGGGAGACTACAGAGTTAGATTTTTTATCTGTATTTTCAATAGAAAAACCAAAAAGTTTTGTCATTTTATAAGTTTAAACTTCTATATCTAATATTTATCCAACAAAAACTTCGTTGTTATTTCCATCATATGGTTC